GCGCTTGTACTGATTCCGAATGATTGGATTTCCATTTGTAGTTTCCTTTTAAAGTGACATGCTGACGGTTAGTCATTATGTCGGTTGTAGTTAGACACCAAGTACTCAATCACTTGGGTTAACGATGGAGAGAAACCGATACGGTTTGCTAGAAAATCACGCAAGTCGATCAGCTTCTCAGCCGTTTCTTTGGATAGGCTTACGCCTACCCGACCACTCTTTGATTCGTTCTTCGTTTCCATATTCACTCCACTAGAACAGATTGACCATAAGTGGGAACAAAACTTTTGTTACCCACCACGCACCACAAAACAGGAACACCTATCTTTGCCCAGTCACCGCAGTCGTTTCCGTAGAAGTAACCATCGGTTAGCATCACAACGCATTGCGGTTTGATGTCATGCTCACGCATATACAAGGGCACACACTCGGGAGTAGTGCCGCCACCCCCACGTGGCTTCGTAGAGTTGACAATGTTTGAGACTTCTGAGCCACGATATATTTCGTGGTTTGCTACGTGAGTATCCCAATACATTATGTCTACGATCTCAGGCGAAACTTCATCACAGATGGATTTCATCTCACCAAGAAACTGACCCATGATGTGTGCCGTTGAGCCTGATGTATCTGTACCAATAGATACACGTTCGACTTTGTGCCCGATGGTGCTAGGCATAATGATGTCACTAGCAAGATAGCGACGGTTGGGCCTACGCCATGTGGACTCGTCGTAACCTTTGGCATGGGTCTTGATGAAGTCACGCAATGCTTCACGCCAATCAACCTTGGGGTGTAGCAACTCGTCGATCTCTCGGGAGAGATTGCCTTTCATCTTGCCAGCGAGAATTGCACCCTCTCGCAAAGCATGATCAATCTCTTCGTTGAGTTCTTCGACTTCTTCAGGCGTTAGTTCGCAAGCACCGTCCCAGTCATGCTCGTCGAGACATTCTGACTTGTCGTCATTATGTCCGTCGCTTGGTTCACCACCACTACCACCACTACCACCACTACCACCACTACTACCACCGCCATCAGTATTACCACCACCTTTTTTACCACCACATTCTCGCTTAAGTTTGTCATACACTTGCTTAGTATCAAGACCACGATATTGCTGATCTACCAGGCCAATAATCTCACCCGTGTCTTTGTCCCTCGGCATCACAACTACTTTGCCATCGGGGTCGGCATCGAGTATCTGAAGATTGATCACGTAGTCCGTCGCCATGTTTGCCAACTTATGTTCCAAGTGGCGCCACACAGTTAAGTGACGATACGCTTTGTGCATAGCCTCGTGAATGATCAAGAAGTTCAACTCCTTCTCGTCAAGGGAATCCACGAACCCACGCCCGTAGATTACGTCACGCCCGTTAGTCCTTGCGGTAATCGGCTGATCAACAACTTCGATCTTGCCTACCATAAAGACTCCTGAGAATTGACAAAAGGTTTTGTCTTGCATCAGCGCAACATGCGCTTTCTCGATGCGTTGTTCAGCAGTTAGTTTCATTGTGTCTCTCCTAGAATAAGTACTGGTTTTCCCGCATCCAAGTAACGAACGCAGGGCTTGTAAGGATAATCTCCTTCGCTTTGGGGTGCTTCCTACCAGTCAAGCAAAACACAGACTGGAGTTCTTTCGGCGTACGTTTCATGTACTCAAACCATTGGTTCACGCTGGAACGCTCGATCTTCTGTAATGCACCGTAAGCCATGATGCAAAGTGCCGCTGGTGAGTTCGGCACAACTGCGGTCTTGGGACTTGTGATGATCTCTTCCCAACTTGGTAACGAATCGGCAACGTCGATGTAAGCGATAAGATCTCTCGCTGTTGCTTCGCCTATCGTGCCTATCAGAGAAGTAACAAGCGCATTCTTTGTGATCTGATCACGTTTCTTGATGATGTTGCTAGCACGTTCGCCTGATCGTGGACAGAAGTAAGACTTCTGCGGCATCTTGGGTTGGAAGATATGCATGTTGTCTACTTGCGTGGGGTCTTTGTAAGACGCAAGGACTTGGGGATACGCTTTGACAAATGCAAGCAACTCGGGTGCGAATCCTTTCCTTGAACCATACTCGATGTACTCTTCCCACGTGGGCTTGCGTACAGGAACGATGGTGATGCGGCTAATAGTGTGAGACTTCATCGCATCGCCTACGCCATCAGAAGAATTGTTACCCGCAGTCACTACGATAGTATCCTCATGCAAGGCAAAGTTAGCCATGCGTCGCTCGTTGAGTAGTGGGTGAAGCATATTCACAACCGCTTGGCTTGAGGGCTTAGTGATCTCGTCGATGAAGATGACCATTGGCTCCTCTTTGTGGAAACCCCAATGCTCGTTGGGATACAGAGTAGTCGTGCGCTTCTCATGGTTAGGCATCGGGATACCCAGCTCGCCCAATTCCACGTTTGGTGTGTCGATATACACACCACGATAACCTGTGCGGGCAACAAGCCTATTGAACATAGCAGTCTTACCAATACCCGGCTCGCCAACTAAGTGGATAGCGTTTTGGTTGCCGCATACAAAGATAAGATCTTCAGCTTCTTGCAGAGATACTTCAGAGTTAAGTCGAATTTCCATGGTGTAGTTCCTTTTAGTTAATTGATTATTGGTTCTGATACTGGACGTACTTCAGGTTATCGTCGAAAACAACTTTGCTATTGGGTTGAATAATCTCCTTTCTGAAAACATGATTGGCAAACTGAAACTTAAGTAGCTTGTAGAAAAACTCCCGCACGTTCTTGGGTGACACGAAAGCCTCATACTTAACTAGTTCTGTGTTCCAAATGAAATGTGCGGCTCCACGTATGGTTAGGGTAGCTAGCTTGTAATACGCTGATAGCTTATCTTCATTAGCCAATATTCCTGCTTGGTCCAATTCGTAGAAAAACTTATCGCGCATCTGCTTGTGTGTACTCCCTCGGAAGTGCGCGGTTCTGTGTGGTGTAGCGGTTAGCGTCATATCGCCCCTTGTCTCGACAATTACAATGTCAGAGACATCATGACTAAGCGTCACTATGTCGCAAACGTACTTAACAAAATCCACGTACCGCTTCTTCAAGTTTTTAAACGCCTCGTTATCCAGCACGTGCTTAGTCTCGTGTACGCATGAGACAACATTGTTGTCGGCATCGACAATGAGTGGCGTTTCGTTTCTGTGGTCGGATACCAAATACATGATGCCCTTGATGATTGCGTAGTTCTTCCCCGCACCACCGATGAAACTTATGTCGGTTGATCGGCTGGTTTCCTGTAAGAATGAAACCGTACTCACGCTGGGCCAGCCACAATTAGAGAAGCGCTTCCGCCCATCTTCATAGAGTGTTACTACGGGGTTAGCATAGTAATTTAAGAAGTAAGCGCCGTCCCTAAAAGTTATCAGAGAGCGGTCGTACCTACGCTGAGACCCGAGAGGCACTTGGCCCTTGCTACGCCCCTTCATGTACGGGCGAGTGGACTCGGCATAACGCTTCGCCTTTTCGAATGTATCAATACGGTTTAACCCGTCCGGCATATGTCGCATGATTAGTTCTCCCTATCCGAATAGAATGATTGCCATAAAAATAAGCGCCCAGAGGATAACGATTCCTATGCCGCCCAGTACTGCGGCAAGCACAAGATCGCCCCACGTGTCGCAAAAGAAAAAATCTTTAAGCCAGTTCATTTATGGCCTCCCTCTTGAATCAACCCACCCCATACCGACGTAGTCGGACGGGTCTTCGTACTCCTCTTCGGTATTTGATGCCATCACCTGCTCGTCATGCTTTGCGGCAGACTCATAAGCGGCATTCAACTCGTTCACTTCTTGCATGAACTTGGCTAGTTCATCCTCTGTCATGTTGTCTCGGTATTTCATCTCATATCTCCGTAGTCTTAATACCTTTGAATCGAAAAATTCCATCCCACTCGGAACGGCACAAGTGACAACTGCATGGTCGGCAATGCGTACTTGCCCATACCCCAACTTGTTGTGGTGTAACGTCACGCCACCCGAACAACTTCAACAAGCGTCGGGCCTTCTTCTTGGCTTTCGCTTTAGCATTACGACGTTCTGCTTTGGTTCTCATGTCAACTCCTCTAATAAACGATTGGACTTCTTAAGGTTCTCCTGAGCGGGAACGATTCTCAGGTTGTTATGCACGTGCAAGCCGCAGACCTTGCGATTCATCAAAGGCACAACATGGTCTACGTGCCAACACTTGCCTGTTTCTTCGCTTATCCATACTCGCGTAGCATAAAGAAAGTTAATCACATTCACGTTTGCCCAACTCGGCATCTGCTCACGTGTGCGCTTGTGACGCCTCGCTTTGTTCTGCGATTTAATCACTCGTACTCGGGCCTCGTTGTCGCTAGCCCAGACAGCCGCGCGTTGTATCGTGATCTCCCTATTCTGCTCATACCAGCGTCGAGCGGTTTCAGCTTTGCGGTCGGCATTGCGTTGTCGCCATTGTTTATTGATTTCCTTTCTATGTTTGACTTGCTCGGGGTTGGCGTTGTGGTACCTGCGCTTGTGCGACTCGTTGACTTGTTCCTTGTTGCGTAGCACCCACTCTCGGCTTTTGGCATAGACCTTGAGCCGATTGGCTTGCCTGTACGTATGCACATAAGCCAGCGAACACGGTATGCACCGCGCCTGTACCCGTGCCGAACTTGGGTCGTTGTTACGCTTGTAGAACATGGAACGTGGTTTTTCCTCGCCGCACGCGGTACAAACTTTGGTTGGCTTGACGGGCCTAAGCATCTTTTTTCCTCTCTTTCTTGCGCTTCTCTAAGTTATCCAAGCTATCAGCCACGTAACTGAGCATGATCTGCTTGGGGATTTCAAAGTGGTGAACCATGCACATGAGTACCGTTACGACTGCGGGAATAACGTCGTCCCTGTCCTCGTTACCGATTACGGCTAGCACTCGGTCAATGATTTCTTGCGTTGCGTCGTCTTCCATCTAAGCCTCCGTTCGTTTTGGATTTAACTGCTTGAGTAGTGAGAAGTCGGTGTAGAGGGTGTAACCACACTTGTTGCTGATTGGTGCGATACACCACCCTTTGCGCTCCTCTTTGGCTTGCTTCTCCCTGCATTGATAGCAAAGACTACCTGTGAGACGCAAGGTCGGGGGTAGTATTTCTGCATTGCAGAGTTGGCAATCTGTGGCGACATACTGATTAGTAGTCATTGTGTCGTGTCTCCCTACTACGCTAGTGCCCAAAAGCACACACGTGCGGATACGGGGTCGGGGCATTGGTTGCCAGCAAAAGGTCTGCCGCCATGGTAGCGACTGTGGGCTTTCTTGAGGAAATCCTCACGAACACCAATTGCCATGCCCTCGATTTGGCTGAGTGGTTTGGTGAAGAGTATGTTCCATTGGAAATCGTAGGCGGTAATAAGCGGGTCTTGCTGATCTTGGGTTGTTGGGACATGCTGATTAGTAGTCATTGTGTCGCTCCTGTTGGTTGGGTGAAAAATACGAAGAACAATTTTTACTACGGGCTAAAGCCCTATTATAGCATATAAACTATACATTGTCAAGTTAGTGAGAATTGGTTAGGGGTACTGTCTGGCGGGGTAATGTTCGAAAAAGGGTAAAAATTCGAACAATTAAGAACAATAGGAGCCTTACTGGATAAGGAATGTACGTAATGTTCTAATGTTCTATAGTTTTACTACTACAATCACGTGCGACCCCTGAGTGCTTACTCACTTGCGGGGGGCCTCGAACGAACTGCGTTTTCCCGTTTGTTCTAAAAATCCCCGAACATTACGTACAAAAGGAACATTGCTTTAAAATCAATAACTTGAATTGTTCCAGAATGTTCGAAAATTTTGCGTTTTCGAACAATACACCGCGCCACTCCTAATGTTCGAAAAACACTAAAAATTCGAACATTACGACAGAAAATTCGAACAAAGCTAAGACGTTGGCGTGACCGTTCCCCTCCCTCGACATACTGAGCAAGCGTCATTATGTCGGGCCTAACTGGGTACAAAAATATGTGTAGGTTTTTATTGCACAATCCCACATAAAGCGAGATAATTATATCGGGCATTTGCCCTTACTACTACGAAAGGAAACACCATGGAAATGAATCAAGTAGCTATGGCAATCGGTCGGTCCTTTGCCGACACGGAAATCCAAGAGCATAAAGCCTTTGAGGACTATGCACGTGAACTGGGTGATAACCCGACATACGAAAAGTATGAAGGCTTGCGACTTGCTTTCATAGCAGGGTATGTTGAGGTCAAGATCAATGCCACGGGGAATGCGGCAGATCAGGCATTCAAGAGATTCTTAGGCCGACTATGCGAGAAAATCCATATTGACGTACCAGCAAGGCCGAAATCAGAGAACCCGAACGCAATCAAGAAACAGCGTGAGCGTGAGGCAAAGAAAGAGGCACTACTAGAGAAGCATGAGCATATTGATCTTGCGACCTTACATGACCAGCTTAGTGCCGCTTATGAGATACAGGCCAAGAACCCAATGAAAAAGAACAAGGACATCGGGGAACTGGAAACGGTGATTAAGGAAAGAATGAAGGATACCGTGAAGAATACCAAAGAGGCTTTGCGTGAGATCAAGAAAGACTTGCGGCAAGCGATTACCGATTGCGACGACATTTCGCTGTTAACTAAGGCGCTTGACATACTTCAGTAGTAAACCCGACTCACTTAGAACCCCGGCCCAGACCGGGGATTTTTTTGGCCCGAGAAAAGCTAAGGCGTTGGCATGACCGTTCCCGGGTTCGTCGGGGACATTCTGACTGGGGTTCATTGTGTCGCGCTGCAACGTGAAAATAATTGGCCGTTTATGGCACAACGTGGCTTTTTATGGGATACTTACGTTAGGGCTACGTGGATAGGCTGCGCAGCCCTGGGGCATCCCGCCCAATTTGTCAAAGGAGTTTATTATGAGCAATCAAGTGCAGCAGCCCGTAGTGGCTGCACCCATCCCTGGGCTATCCGAGCAGCAGCAGAATATAGCTGCGGATTGTGGCTCCCGTTATTTTCAGGCTAAGTGGGACGCTATCGAGACCGCCAGGGTTTATGCCAGGGACGTTTTAGGTATTGATCCAACCTTTGAGCAATTCGAGCAGGGTCGAATTAGCTGGGTTAACGGTTACGTCGAAGCTAATCCCGAGAATACGGGTAACGCAGCAGACGCAGCCTGGAAGCAGTTTCTCGCGCTGCTCAGTGAGTTATTTGGTATTAGCCCAGTCAAGCCTAAGAGTGATAACAAGGGCGCGACGAAGAAGCGAACTGAACGCGCTGCGAAGATCGAAAAGCTTGTGCAGCACTACACTGAGAACGGGGCTAAGTCTGCCAGGGATCTTGAAGGTATGCGCATGGCAGCATTCGAAGCAGCAGCCAAGGGTAACTCCGCAGCCGAGAAGATTGCAGACGAACTCAAGACGGTTCTCCGCGTTGTGAACTCAGAGCAGAACAAGGAACTGGGGGAGCAGCGGAAGGAACTCCGCAAAAGTGTCCGCGCAGCAGCGGGTAAGTGTTCAAGTATCGAACGGCTGCAACAGGCCCTGGATATACTCGACGAAGAAAACGCAGTCCTATTCGATAGCGTCGAAGACGAAGAAGACGAAGACTAACCCGTAGTTAGACGTTGGCTTAGCATTCTGCTGGGCCCAGCCCGATCCTCGACCTGGGGATCGGGTTTTTTATTGCCTGGCGCATCGGCAGCGCGAAGATCACACCCCCCACTCTAGCCTGGGCGCGGGTTCCAGGCCCCCCAGCCCCCACCCCCCAAATCAGCAGCGGGACTCCTAACTCGCAGCTAACACTATGATTTGCACTGTCAAAGTTGCAATTTTGAAATCGGCGTGTATCCCTCATTAGGGAAAACCCCCCCTTACCTTTTCTGGAGTCCCGTCTCCTTTTGAGGTATATTTTTTCCTGGGGGTCGCGTCGGCTCGGCGACGTTAAATAGCCTGTATTCACTCCTGTTAGTACACGCAAAGACAATCGACCCCCACCCCCCTCCACTTTTTTAGAAGTAGGTGTATACTTCGCATTATTGAAACGCACCCCCTATTAATTTTTTGGAGTCACGTTTCCTCCACATGCAAGTTACACCATCAAACGATAAGCCGTATCCTGATTCCTTCGCGGATGAAGTAGGCGCTTCCTTAAAAGAAAACGCGCGTGTATCGGCGAAAACAGCTACCTTAATGGCAGAGCTTGGTATGCCATTTGAAATGACTGAGGAAGATGAGGCGCTAGCTAGAGAGTTGTTTGAAAGCTTCGATGTGCCCAAAAAGGGAGGCAAAGCGGCTAAAGAATACAACCCCCCTTCTCTTTACACCGGCTCTGTTGCTATCAAACTAGCAGCATTATTAGATGCTTACGACCAGCGGGTCGTAACGGACGCAGTGCAAGTGCGTACTTACATCACTAACCGTCTTTTAGAAATTAGTCAGTGCGGCGACTCTAAACAAGAACTTCGTGCTATTGAGCTATTAGGAAAACTTTCAGATGTAGGCGCCTTCACTGAAAAGTCTGAAATCACAGTAACTCACAAAACATCCGACGATTTGCGCAAGGCAATTGAAACTAAAATCCAACGCCTTATTGATATGGAAGTTGTGGATGTAGAAGCCAAAAGTGTTGAAGAAGAGTTAGGACTTACTAACGAAGATGAACAGTTACGAACTTCAGACGTTATTGACGAAGATACCCAAGCTACCTGAGTCTCAACTACGTGACCTATTCGTGGCTTTAGAGCAGCACGAAAAAGTTTACAAACGAGAGCAGGCAGCTAAATCTTTTATGCACTTTGTTAAGAAAGTGTGGCCTCACTTTATTGAAGGGGCGCACCACAAGAAGATGGCAGCGGCATTTGAGCGTGTAGCTCAAGGGAAGTTAAAGCGCCTTATTATTAATATGCCGCCACGACATACCAAGTCGGAGTTCGCCTCATACCTGCTACCGGCATGGTTCTTAGGTAAGTTCCCCCAAAAGAAAGTCATTCAGACCTCGCACACAGCAGAATTAGCTGTGGGCTTTGGTAGAAAGGTGCGAAACCTTGTTGATCAAGAAACGTATACAAAAGTTTTTCCAGATGTTGGACTACAAGCTGACTCTAAAGCTGCTGGGCGGTGGGCTACAAACGCGGGCGGAGACTATTTTGCTATCGGTGTGGGAGGTGCTGTTACGGGTAAAGGTGCGGATCTCCTCATTATTGACGACCCTCACTCGGAACAAGAAGCTGCCCTGGCAGAAATAAACCCCGAAATCTACGACAAGACCTACGAGTGGTACACATCAGGGCCTCGTCAGCGTCTGCAACCGGGCGGATCTATCGTAATTGTGATGACTCGGTGGTCTAAAAGGGACTTAACCGGGCAAGTATTGAAGTCAAGCGCTCAAAGGGGGGGTGATGAGTGGGAAGTTATTGAATTTCCAGCTATTTTACCCTCTGGAAACCCCCTATGGCCTGAGTTTTGGTCTCAAAAAGAGCTGGATGCACTAAAAGAAGAGCTTCCCAACGCAAAATGGCAGGCTCAGTACCAACAAAACCCTGTTTCAGAGACATCCGCCATTGTTAAACGTGAATGGTGGAAGACTTGGGAGGAAGAAGACCCTCCATATTGCGAATTTACCCTGATGGCGTGGGATACGGCGTTTGAAAAGACCAACAGATCAGACTATTCAGCCTGTACCCATTGGGGAGTCTTTTATAAAGACGACGATACGGGTGTTTCTAGGCCGAATATAATCTTGCTTAATGCATTTCGTAAGCGTATGGAGTTTCCAGAGCTTAAACAAACAGCTTTTGACCACTATAAAGAGTGGGAACCCGACTCAATCATCATCGAGAAGAAAGCATCGGGTTCACCTCTAATATATGAGATGCGAGCAATGGGTATTCCGGTGCAAGAATTTACACCGTCGAAGGGCAATGACAAGATTTCCAGACTTAACGCTGTATCGGACATATTTGCGTCCGGGTTTGTGTGGGCACCAAACACAAATTGGGCCGAGGAAGTCATTGATGAGGTTGCATCTTTTCCAGCAGGCGAGCATGATGACTATGTTGACTCTGTTTCCCTTGCGATGATGCGATTCCGCAAGGGTGGGTTTATTCGCACGCTCCTCGACGAAGAGGACGAAATTCCTGAATTTAGGCGGCGTAATACATACGCATATTATTAGGACAGATTATGGCAATCGAAAAATCACTTTACGCAGCTCCCACGGGCATTGAAGACATGGTTGATCAGGTAGAGCCTGCCCTTGAAATCGAGATTGAAGATCCAGAAAGCGTCAGCATTAAGGCTGGTGGACTGGAAATCGAGCTTGAGAAAGAGGATATGGAGGACGAGTTCAACGAGAACTTGGCTGAGAAACTGGATGAAGACACTTTAGTTAACATAGCTGAGGACTTATTAGGTGAGTTTCAGTCAGACTTAGATTCCCGTAAAGACTGGGTGCAGACCTACGTTGATGGCTTGGAACTGCTTGGACTGAAGATTGAAGAACGCACCGAGCCTTGGCCTGGTGCTTGTGGTGTCTACCACCCGCTGTTGTCTGAGGCGCTGGTGAAGTTCCAGTCCGAGACAATCATGGAGACGTTCCCCGCAGCCGGTCCTGTCAAAACCCAGATCCTTGGGCAAGAGACTCAGGACAGAATCGAGGCGGCTCAGCGGGTAAAA